CAAGAAGTATGAAATCATAGTATAACTTAAGTTCCAAAGTTCTTGCCGATTGACTGTAGGTAGTGATATCGACTACCCACTTAAGTTACCCTAATCTTGTCGTTAATAGCCCGTAGGGCGGAGACTATCGTTATGATCGCAGCACTACCCTACAGTAAATTAGTAGAGAAGCACATCTTGGAATGTATCCAAGGTGGCATAGGTATTCGTCAAATGATTGCCTCAATGCAACACCTACAGGATGCACCAAAGTCTTTATCTACTATGTACAAAATCTATGGGTCGTTCATTGAGATGGAACGAGCGAAGATCAATGGTGCTGTCGGTAAGAGGGTCATAGACCAAGCACTAGATGGTGACTTCAAATCACAAGAGTTGTTCCTACGATCTAAGGGTGGCTGGAGTCCAACTCAGACTAACATTGAAGTTGAACAAGAGACTGACCCTGACCTAGACGAAAGTGCTGTTGACACACTTATGTCGTTACTTGGATACAACGAAAATGGCCCCGAAGAAGAAACAACCTGTACCTGTGGCGAGGAAGATAACTGCCGATGCTCTTAGAGGATTACCTCAGAGTAAAGTTAAGGACATCTTCGATCAGCTAGGGCCACTCAAGACCGAAGAACTCAAGCATGACTGGATGTTCTGGGCTAGAGATAACCAACTGGAGCCTACGAATGACGATTGGAACACTTGGTTCATTAACGCTGGTCGTGGATTTGGTAAAACTAGGTCAGGCGTTGAGTGGGTTAGAGATAATGTTAAGCGTGGTGTTAAGCGTATAGCTGCTGTAGCTTCCACTAACTCAGATATTGAACGAGTTATGGTCAAGGGTGAATCTGGTTTCCTATCGGTATGCTGGAGGGGTGATAGAACCTACGCAGGTAAGAAGATGGGGTTCCCTGAGTGGTCGCCAACTAAACGTACACTCACATGGGAGAATGGAGCGCAAGTACAGTTTTTCTCCGCTGAGGAACCTGAGCGTCTCCGTGGGCCACAGTTTGAGTTAGCATGGTGTGATGAGACTGCTGCTTGGAACAAAGACATGGACACTTGGCAGATGCTACAGTTCTGTATGCGTCTGGGTAAACACCCAAGGATCATGGTTACGACCACCCCTAAGCCAACCAAACTTATTCGTCAGATACTCAAAGACCCTAAGACTATCGTTACCACTGGTAGTACCTTTGATAACTCAGCTAACCTAGCTAACACATACCTCACTGCTGTTAAAGAGCAGTACGAAGGGACTAGACTAGGTAGACAAGAGCTTTACGCAGAAGTCCTAGAAGAAGCTCAAGGAGCCTTGTGGACTACCGTAATGCTAGATGACGCCTCAGTTAAACATGAGGCTGTCCCAGACCTTTCCCGTATTGTCGTTGCACTTGATCCCGCTGTTACCTCTAACGCTGAGAGTGACATGACGGGTATTATTGTCGCAGGTATTGACATTAACGGTATTGCCTACGTCCTCGGTGATTATACTGATAGGTTATCACCACAGGGTTGGGCATCTAAAGCTATTCAACTGTATCACCACTATCAAGCTGACCGTATTGTAGCGGAGGTTAACCAAGGTGGTGACATGGTTAAGCAGACTATCCACGGAGAAGACCCTACAGTACCTTATAAGGCTGTTAGAGCATCCCGTGGTAAGTTCGCTAGGGCTGAACCTGTATCGGCACTGTACGAGCGTGGTTTAGTTAAGCATGTGGCTAATCCCCCTGATGGGGCTTCGCTGAACGAACTAGAGACACAAATGAGAACATGGGAACCACTAGGGTCGATTGGTTCCCCAGATAGACTTGATGCCTGTGTATGGGCAATTACAGACCTCTCACTCAACGGATATGCGAAACCCAAACTGACCCTCGCTTACTCAAGTGCCAAGGGACTTTCACAGAAATAATAATGGAACCTATCTCATGGTTAAGAAGCTCTCAGAAGCCAAAGCTAAGGCAACCCTTGGCGTAGCTGGTGATAACACACATAACGGTCAAATCCGTGCTGATGAGTTTCTCCCTGAACTGCGTGGCAAGAAAGCTATACGCAAGTATCGTGAGATGCGTGACAATGATAGTACCGTTGGTGCTGTTATGTATTCTGTTGAGCAAATCCTTCGTGATGTTGACCTTCATGTAACTCCAGTTGACGATAGTGATGCAGCTAAAGCGGAAGCTGACTTCGTTAAGAGCGTTCTTGATGACATGGATCACACCTTAGATGACCACATTGCAGAAGCCTTGTCGTTTCTGTCGTATGGCTTTGGTTGGTTCGAGGTTATCTACAAGCGGCGTGTTGGCCCTAACGAGCGTTCTGACAAGAAACACTCTAAGTACACAGATGGACGTATTGGTGTGCGTAAGATCGCAGCCCGTGCGCCTTGGACTATCAATAGGTTTGATGTCGATCAGAAGACTGGGGATGTTCTAGGTATTGAACAATCAGTTGGCCTTATGGCAAGCAAGAATTATATCCCAGTTAATAAGTCCTTGTATTACCGCACTACCTCAATAAATGGTGATCCAAGTGGCCGTAGTATTCTTCGTAACGCTTATACTTCTTACGAGTACCTTAACAACCTACAGGCTATTGAGGCCATTGCGGTTGAACGAGAACTTGCGGGTATTCCTGTCGCTCGTATTCCCGCTGAGTATCTTTCTGGGGACGCTTCTTCTGCTCAGTCAGGATTTGTACACAACTTGCAGCAAATCTTACGAGACGTTAAGTTCAACGAGCAAGGTTACATTATACTGCCTTCCGACACCTACCCCGATAAAGACGGAGCGCCTTCCTCCACTAGATTAGTTGACATTGAGCTTATGGCATCCAATGGTAAACGCAACATTGACATCAATCCAATCGTAAGTCGTTACCAGCATGACATTGCTCGTTCTGTACTTTCTGAGTTTCTTTTGCTTGGTTCTTCTGGGGGTTCTTATGCTCTCTCCAAGTCGAAGACAGACCTGTTCCTCCGTGCGCTTGAGAGTTACATCCAAGCAATCGTTGACGTTCTCAACAAACAGTTGGTCGAGCGTCTTTGGCAGTTGAACGGTCTGAATTATGACCTGATGCCAACTATCGAAGCTGGCGATGTTGCTCCACATGACTTGCGTGAAGTTGCTGCGTTCTTGCGTAATCTCAATGGCGCTAACATTGATGTGTCCTCGCACCCAGAGGTTGTTAAAGACCTTATGGACATAGCTGACTTGGAGTATGACCCTGAAGTTGGTCGTTCTACTACAGATGAGGAAGAAGTATAATGGCAACTTTAAACAACAGAGTATTCGATAATGGACTTTCAGTACTAGACACTGAGGCTGATCGCTTGGACATTACCTCTCAGGAAGCCACAAGCTACGTTGATGCTACCTCTACATCTACTTTAGGTAATTCTGACAGTCTTTCCATCGCTGCCCCATCAGATAGATCAGGTGGTGGACGTGAGGTAGTTGTAGCTTCCATAGCTGATGCGCCAGTTACAGGTAACGGTACAGCCACTCACTATGCGATAGTTGACACGGCTAACTCTCGTCTTCTCGCCACAGGTTCTCTTACGGCAAGCCAAGTAGTTGCCTCTGGGAATACCTTTTCATTAGGATCGTTTACTATCGGTATCCCTGATCCTGCATAATAAAGGTTATTTAATATGACCAGCAGGATTTTACAGGAAGACAGTGGCTTAATCCTCACGCAAGCCAGTGAACCCATAATAAACAACAACTTTATCGGCGCTGACAGTTTTTCTACTGGCTCCCCAGTTGTTCAGACATCCGCAATAACTCAAGTCCATGTAATAGGTGCTACAAGCATCACATTTGGACAACCAATAGTATCTACTGCGGAAATAACTCAAGACCATGCAATAAGTGCTACAAGCATTGTATTTGGACAACCTGTAATTTCTCCTACGGCAATAGTTATAAATTATCGGATAGGTTTTCCAAGTAGGGTTTTACAAGAAGACGGTGGCTTAATACTTACTGAAACCAATGAGGTTTTAGTAGACCAAGATTCTCAAGAGAAAAATAGTTTTTCTACTGGAATCCCAGTTATAGCCAATGCCACACTTACGGAAAGTGAGGAAAACACCGCAGTTCCTATTCTGACTGGTGTACCAGAAGTTAACCCGACTGTAATAACTTATGATAATGTGCTGTCGGCTAGAGGTATCCTTACTGGAAGACCTATCGTAGAAGACGCAAGAGACCCTAACCTAATACTTGAACAGGAAATAGATCAGATGTTTGGAGGATGGCAAAGACGTACATACGAAGTACCAGATGGTCGCCTCGTTCAATCTGAGCGTGAGATACAAGCTACTTATGGGGATATTGTATCTATTGACAGAAAAGCTAAGTCTCTGCTTAAGTTTGGTAAGTCAGCCCCATTAACTACGAACTCTCTACAGACCATTTGGACAGTTGGTGGCAATGAAGCCTACATATCAGACAATGGTATTACTCACATCTCCTCTTCGTCTGCCTCTGACACACAAGAGATTAGAATAGAGGGTCATACGATCTCGGCGGGAGATCTAACCTTCGTAGTGCAGACTGTAACCCTTAGTGGTCAGACTTCCGTTGAACTAACTACAGGTCTCGCAAGAGTATCAAGAATATCTAACAACAGTGGAGATGAACTTGTTGGTCGTGTGGTTGTCTATGAAGATACAGCAGTAACTGGCGGTATTCCAACAGACGCAACTAAAATTCACATCGACATTCCTCTGGGCTTCCAACAGTCCTTCAAGGCTGCTACATCCTTCAGCAAAGAAGACTACTATGTAATGACGGGTTTCTATGGTGCTGTAAGTGCCAAACAGTCTGCCGCAGTAGATTTCTACATTGAAATAAAAGAACCTGACGGGGTATTCTTACAGAGGGCTTGTTTTACCGCATCTTCATCGGGTGGGAACTCTGACATAAGCCTTGATCCAGCAATTATCGTACCGAAGAACTCAGATGTACGGGTCAGATGTGAGACAGCGAACAACAACGCAGTCGTATTTGGTATATTCAAAGGTTATCTAGCAAAGGTTACAGGTTAATGAAAGTAGGATCAAAAGTATCTTGGAACTCTTCTGGTGGAACCGCTCGTGGTATTGTCCGTGAGATCGTTCGTGACGGTAAGGTTCCTAGTATCCCAGTAAAGATCACAGGAACCAAAGAGGAACCTGCCGCTCGTATTGAGATCATTGATGATGAAGGTAAGCCAACAGGCACAATGGTTGGTCACAAGGTTTCTACCCTCCGTAAAGCACAATACGCTAACGACATCTTCACCACTGAGCCAGAAGCTATCTCTCGTTCTATGGACTTAGGTATGGGTGGAGCCACTCACGTTTCTGAGTACGATGGACAGGCTGTTTATATGCCGGGAGAGAGCCACGAGGCGTACCTTTCGTTCTACGAAGGGGATCAGCCTACCGAAGAGGCAGAAGAGCCATCAGTGAGCCGTATAGAGGCTCTCAGGGCTGTTGTAGCTGAGATACTAAAGACTGACTTTGCTAAAGCTGAGTATCAAGGCGAAACTGTTACCTTAAATAAGCCTCGGCGTATCAAGGGTGGCAACAAGAAGTTTGAAGTATTCGTACAGGACGGTGGCAAGGTTAAGCGGGTAGCTTTCGGTGATCCTAACATGGAAATCCGTAGGGATGACCCCAAGGCTCGTGCCAATTTCCGCTCCCGCCATTCGTGTGATACTAAGAAAGATAAGACAACGGCTGGCTACTGGTCTTGTCGCATGTGGGAATCCAACACATCGGTGGGTGAAATGACAAAGAATATAGAAGGTAAAATCCTCAAGACTGACGATGAACAGCGTATGGTCTACGGATGGGCTTCTGTGGTTACAGAAAAAGGTGAAGCCGTTATTGATCGTCAGGGTGACGTTATCGAAGCTGGTACACTGGTAAAAGCCGTTAATGAATTTATGGAGCATGTGCGGGTCGGCAAGGCTATGCACGTTGGAGATCAAGTTGGCGTAGTTGTCCACTCTCTCCCTATCACTAAAGAAATTGGTGATGCTCTTGGTATCCAGTCTGATCGTGAAGGGTGGGTTGTCGCTTACAAAGTATTCGATGATACCGTCTGGGATATGGTCAAATCTGGTGAACTCGCTGCGTTCTCTATAGGTGGACGTGCTATTAAGGAGGAAATCTAACTTGCCTAATCTCCTGAAA